ATGGAGTATCACTTTGTAAGCTATAATATCTTGATAGACTTTACATGGTCTCTAATAAGTATGACAATTATTGCTACTTTACAATTCTATTTAAACTTTAGAACTCAATACAAACTTAGACAACAAATCAAAAAACAATTTGAACATTACCTAGACCCAAGACAAGTTAAACAACTACAAGATAATCCTGAACTCCTGAAGTTAGGAGGAGAAAGAAGACGATGTACGTTTTTATTTACAGACGTTAGAGGCTTTACAAGTTTATCAGAACGATTAGAGCCTGAAGAAGTTACAGAGATTATGAACAAAGCTTTGACGATACAAGCTGATGCAGTTAAAAAGTATGACGGTATGGTGGATAAATATATTGGTGATGCAATGATGGCTATCTTTAATGCACCAATAGATGTTGAAGAACACGAGACCAAAGCCATCCAAGCAGCATTACAAATCCACCGAGATATGGCAGAAGCCAAACTAGGTATTGAAATAGGTATAGGTATAAATACAGGAGAGGCAGTAGTCGGTAATATGGGAAGTGATACAAGGTTTGATTACTCTGCTATTGGTGATGCTGTTAATCTAGCTGCAAGGCTAGAGAGTTCTACTAAAGAAGTAGGAGAGGATATAGTAATTGGGTACACCACAGCTATGAACTCTGATATACCCACTAGGTATCTAGACCCTATAAAAGTAAAGGGTAAGAAAGATGAGATAGTTATCTATACTATTGCAGAGCATTAAGTTCTCTCTGAAAGTAATCATGTAGATTTTCTAACTTAGATTTACCATTTCTAATAATGGTTTTCATTAAAGCTCTATCATCTATTGGGAAAACTTCATCAACCATATTCTCTGGTAACATACTAAACTCTGTTACAATTTTATTATCTCTAGTTAAAAGTATTTTAAAGCTGACTAAGTTAGCTTCAGATTTATTAATCATTTGATTCCTCTAGGTTTGTAAATTTAATATTGTCTTGTCTACCACGTAGTCCTGCTTTCATATAGGTAGTGGCTCGTCCTTCAAAAAAGTTCTGGTGTTCTACTCCGGTTACTTCATCAATCCAACCAAGAGGATTTTCTCTCTGGTCATAGTTAGTCTTAAGACCTAGTTGAAGTAATCTTCTATCTGCTATGTATCTATTGTAAGCATACATATCTTTTTTAGTTAGTCCTTGGATATCTCCCATATCAAAAACTAAATCTAAAAACTTATCTTCAAGCTCTACCATGTGTCTACATATTTGATATAGCTCTGCTTTAAAATCATCTGTCCATATTTCTATGTTCTCTTTTATAAACTCTCTAAACAATTTAGTCATAGCTTCAACGTGCATAGACTCATCACGGATAGAGTAAGTAACTATCTGTCCCATACCTTTCATCTTACCGAACCTTGGAAAGTTTAAAAGAATAGCAAAGCTACTGAACAACTGTAGTCCTTCTGTAAAAGCTGAGTAGACTGCTAAAGTTTTTGCAATGCTTTCTTTCTTAGCTTTAGAAGGTTTAAAGTTACCAACATAATCATGCTTGTCTGACATCTCTTCATACTCTGCAAAAGCTTTGTACTCTATCTCAGGCATTCCAACTGTATCAAGTAACAAGCTGTAAGCATGTTGATGTATTGATTCCATGTTTGCAAAAGAACCCATCATCATTCTAGCTTCTGGCTTTTTAAAGATAGGCATATACTTATCTATATATCCTGCACCTACATCTACATCTGACTGAGTAAACAATCTAAATATTTGTGTAAGTAAATTCTTTTCTATATCTGAAAGTTCCTGCCAATCTTTAACATCTGTATGTAGTGGTACAGATTCAGGCATCCAATGCATTTGATTCTGTAATACATAGTAGTCAAACATCCACGGATATTCAAATGGTTTGTAGTAATCTCTTGTTGTTAATAAGCTCATAATTATTTTTCCTTTGGTAAATATACTATTGTTAGTGAACCACATTTAGGACAACCTAAGTTAGTTTCCATCATAAAGTTCTCATCTTCTTCGTCTATGTCGTGGTCTCCACCCCATATTAATTCTGTTTTACAGTGCCAACACTCCATACTATCCCTCACATGCGATACATTCTGTATCTTCTAAATTTATTCTAGGTACTTTAACATTTACATTCTCTACTGTACGAGCAGCATTAGAACGAAAATAGTAAAGCGATTTAAGTTTGTTCATACCATACCAGTGAACATCATTTACGTACTGCATGTATTCATCATGTACTTCTTGAGGTTCAGTTGCTTTAGGTAAAGTAAAGAACAGATTTACAGACTGTGCTTGACACACAAACTCCTGTCTTTTTGCAGCATGTTCAACAATCCATATTTGATTTATCTCATTTGCTGTTTTAAATATTTCTTTCTCATCATCAGTAAGAACATCTAAGTGTTGGACTGAACCATCACTACCTGATATATCTTTCCAAATGTTTTCTAACTCTTGTGCTTTTAATCCTTTAGTTTTTAAAATCTTTTCTAAGTATTTATTTTTAACTTGGTAACTGCCGGATAAAGTTTTGTGAGTATAGCAGTTAGCCCTGTAAGGTTCAATACTAGGAGAAGTCCCACTACAGATGATGCCACTACTAGCGTTAGGAGCAATAGCAAGGAGATTAGCATTACGCTTACCACTACCGTGGATATCAGGAGCCTCGCCCCTTTCAATAGCCAACTCTTTAGTTGCTTCTTTTGCCTTTCCTTTAATGTAAGTAAATGCCTTATAGTTAAACCCAGTTGCGTAAATACCTTCGAAAGGGATGTTCCTAGATTGAAGATAAGCATGGAAACCCATAGCACCGAGACCGAGACTCCTTTCTCTATACGCTGAGTAGGCACTCTTGGTAAAGCCTTCCTTACCTTCTTTAACATATTTTTGAAAGCGTTTGAAATTTGCACTGTATTCTCCTAGTTGTGTTGTATCTATTGCATTGTCAATGTAATGTTGTAAAACATTGTCAAGCATGGTTATTAAATCTTGTATAAAGTTATCATCCTTTGACCAGCTATCAAAGTATTCTAAGTTGACAGATGACAAACAACATACTGCTGTTCGTTCTTCATCAGTTGGTAAAGTTATTTCAGAGCATAAATTACTTTGTCTTATTTTTAATCCTAAATCTTTTTGTGATTTAGATAAAGCATCATTACATGTATCAATATTAACCATGTAAGGTTCACCTGTTTCTGCTCTGGCATTTATAATCTGCCACCATAATTCTCTAGCGTTGATAGTCTTAACAGCTTCGTTAGTCTTAGGGTCTATCAATCTCCAATCTTCATCTTTTTCTACAGCCTGTAAGAAAGCATTGGTAATGTTTATACCGTTATGAAGATTAAGATTCTTTCTGTTTATATCTCCACCTGATTCTTTACGCATGTTAATAAACTCTTCAATCTCCGGATGACTTATGTCCATGTAAGCAGCATAAGAACCACGTCTTGTTGTGCCTTGATTAAAGGCTAACATCTGAGAATCAACTACGTGCATGAAAGGAATTGAACCAGTAGAACGACTGCCATGAGTAGTTGAAATACCGTTGCTCCTAATATCGCCCCAATATCCACCGATGCCTCCACCTGAACTTGCCAACCAAATGTTTTCATCATAATGAGCAGATAAACCACTCCTGCTGTCAGGAACATAATTGAGGAAACAACTGATAGGAAGCCCACGAGTGGTACCCCCGTTACTAAGAATAGGAGTGCTAAACATGAACCAACGAGAGGAAGAGTAGTTATAAAGTCTTTGAGCCAGTTCAAAATCTGTCTCACCTTTGTAGGTTGCCCCGAAGACCGAGGCTCTTGCGAATGCTTCTTGTGCATGTGTTTCTCCTTCCCAAAAATATCTATCTTTGAGTGTATCTAAACTAAATTTATCAAATGTTTTTTCTTTATCGTAATCTATTTCTATACCTAAGTAAGGTTTTTTTCCTATCTTATCTTCAACCATTATCTTGTTCCTTGTTGTTAACATAAAGTGCTATTATAGCATAGTGTATAATTTTATACAAGTCTAAATTATTCTTTCCATCTTTCTTTCCAAACCTCATAGCATACTTCATAATGTTTCCAAGACAGAATCCTTCTCCATATCCAGAATCAATTATCATATCTGTTGCTTGATACTTACCATTAGCATAGTGTTGAGCATAAGTATTACCTATGTAAGCTTTCAACTCATTTAATATTTTATCTTCGTTAAATTTATAATTCACTCTTCCACTCCTCTGGTAATGTTTCTTCACTATACCATTTAAAATTATTTGTCTCTGCCCATTCAGCATGAGTTCTTTTTGTTTTATCTTTTCTCATCTTAGCACCAGGCATTGGAGAGAAAGGTTTTTGAAATAAGAATACTAACTCATAGTCATTAGGTATAGCTTCTCTTATATGTAGATACTTACTATACTCTGCATAGTCCCAGAATCTACCTTTAGCTTCTAGTAAAATTGTTTTACCATCTATAACTTTTACAAAGTCTGGTTCGTATTTATGTTTAACAACATAATTAATATTATCCCAATGATGTTTCCATTCCTGTAGTACAGTCTCATGTAGTGTTGCTTCCCATAAACTATCATATCCTTTAGGGATACCAACTTTCTTTGGTCTAGGTTTTCTTGGTACTCTTCTAGGCATCTAACTCTTCCAAATGAAAGTTAGGATTTTGTTTTACTTTTTTATAAAACCATCTAAGACTATAAGCACTTAACATAAATTTATTATTAGCAAAGATATGTGTTTGCTCTGGAAGAAACTCATGTAAATTTTTCTTATTAATCTTTTTAGTATCTTCTCCTTCTGGAACCATTGTTCTTATCCAACCTATTAGTAATCCTTCAGCTTTACGTCTTAGTAGTTTTGATTTTTTACCACTCATATTTGTGTTACCTCTATAACATTAGGAACTTTAGGTACTTGGGTTAAGTATCTATTACCATTAGAATATTTAAATACTCTTAAACCTTTACCCTCGTTAGCATCTTTATGACATTCAAACTTATATCTACAATAGACACAGCCTTTAGGTAGTTGCATGTTTCCAGACTTACCATCAGGTATAGGACTATAACATTTAGAAGGAGGAGTCTTTAACTTAACAGCTTTTTTAATATCAGTTATTTTCTTTTTGATATTAGGTTTATCAAAGTCATCAGGTCTAAACATAGCTAACTCTCCAGACTCTTTATTAAGAGCAAGGAAACCACCTTTGTTTGTACCTTCTGCTTCTTCGTAACCTGCAAGTTGAGCCATATATCCAAAAGCATCTTGCTCTGCTAGGGTTCCATCTTTAAATTTCTTAAAAGCAAAACCAGAAGCAGTCTTAACATCAACAACTTCTCCATCAATAACACAATCCATGTGTCCTTTGATACCAGAAACTTTTATTTCTTTTTGTTCGTTAGTAACTTCGTGTCCAGATAACTTAACAAGAAATAAAACTATCTCTTCAAGCAAGTGTCCGTATAAGAACTTAATAAATGTAGGTGGAGAGATAACCTCTGTTGTATCAGATTCAGAGTTCATTTCATACCACAATTGTCTAGGCTGTTTGCCTATGTTAGACATACGTAAAGCAGGTTTACCTCTAGGAGAAGGATGAGACCAGTTGTAAAGAATCTCTTTCATGGATTCTCCAAACTGCTCAATAGAATCTTCATCTATATCAAGATGCTCTCCTTTTCCTAGAGCCGACAATTTATTATATATATCTTCTACTAAAGTGTCAAGTGTTTTTTTATTTTTAGTCATTTTTTTTATGATTTACAAAGTTAAGTTTTCTAGTAGTAGGATTAAAATTTAATATCCGAACATTTAAATCTACTTGTTTATCTGTTCTAGACCTGCCTGACCTACCTGATTTTGTTTTAACATCAATGTAAGTCATCTTTCCGTCTTTAGTAGCAATTAAATCTATTGGTCCTGAACAACCACAGTTTTTAAATACTTCATATCCCTTATCCCATAACCAAGTTACTGCATAGAACTCAGCTAAATCTCCTTTACGATTATCTAAAGAATGTATGTTAGTGTGTTTCACTCCAGTTACCTCCTATCTTATATTCACCATCAAGAGGACATCTAAGATTAAAATGTTCTCCGGCTTTTGTAATACTATCAACAGCAAACTGACCTATAAAATCAGCTTGTTCTTTAGGCACTTCTATCTGCCACTCATCATGAATATTAGCAACAAATTTATAAGGTACTGCATTTAATCTTAAGACATCATCTAAAATAGATAATGCTTTCTTCATAACTATAGCACCTGCTCCTTGAAGCAAAGTGTTAAGAGCAGAATGAGCATTACGTATGTAAAGCTTTCTACCATCTATACCTTTAAGATATTTTTTTGAAGCTGCTCTTTGTACCCTGTCTCTAAGAGATTTAAATGCAGGGTTATTATCGAAGAAATATTCTCTAGCTCGTTTACCATCTGCTGTATTTCCTTGAACCACTTTTCCAAGCTTTTCATCTCCTGCTCCGTACATGAGGGCATAGATGAATGTCTTCGCCTGATTTCTTGATTTAAGTTTTGCAGCTCTTTGATTAGCTGTGTGTATGTCTCCATCTAAAATCTCCTTGATATAAGTTTCATCATTCATATAGTGTGCTAACATTCTTAGTTCTAAACCACTAGCATCAACTCCAAGTAATACATTACCATC